CTTCGACTCAGGTCGAATCACAACCAGAAGCTTACGCTAAAGGTTGAAATTGGACCACACTGCCGTATCCCACGGTAGTGTTCGTAGGACCCTTGTTAAAGGGGCCCGATCCGAAGGAGTATCGCACCAAAGCGAAGACTCCTTTGTTTCGAGGGCGTATTGCACCACGTCTTGCCTAGACGTAATACGACCGCCCCTAAGACTACCATGCAATAAGGAAACCAAAGCCCCTTCACTGTTTATGTGAGGGCATGGCTCCTTACGGCGTACGCACTCTGGGCACTCTATCTTTTTCCGGTTCGGTATCGGCTCATAAAGCCGATACGTACTACGATAAGGATCGAGCATCCAGAGTGGGATACGTATGCCGGAAACGTCAGCCTCCCAGCGAGGTACCGGAAGGTACCTTACTGATCTAAGGAGGTAGCGAACAGTTCGGGGCAGCAGAATACCGCTGCGCGAGGACCATTCGTTTAGACGATTAATTGCACTGTAACGAGCCTGCTGAGTCGAGAGGTCTTTTATGTAAACCCCCCGAACGTCACGACCAAGAAAATAGTCGTGCCCGCAAGACTCGCGGAAGAATCCCTTAGAAAAGGATTTGTCGCTATTTACTTTAAAACCGAGGAGCCCTAAAAGGCGACAAAGGCGGTCGTACACTTCTGTACGAACGACAATATCGTCTCCAAAGACCCCAAAGTTTTGCCCGTCTGGTCGGTTGTATGGCTTAATGTCATACGTCCTATAGGTGGCAGCGACCGCGCAGGAAAACAACAATGTTTGTAAGGGAAAAGTAAAACCATTCCCCATTGTTGAGACCATATGCAACTCGACAGAACTGCCGTCAGGCAGCAATGTATGCCCAGTCCGTAAACTCTCTATGGTAGCGAGAGCCGCACTATGCGGCCTCAATAACCAGCGGAGTAACGTAAGGGAGAAATTATCGGAAGCCGAGGACAGATCAATTGTTGAAAAAGATCCATCTAGGCTACCGATACGAGTAAGCCTACGGTTGCGATCAGGCTGTATAGCCATGTCAATTCCAAAGACATGTAACAGCTTTTTCTCAATCATAGACTTCATGCCTAACTGAAAAAACATATTCAGACTAGGCTCCGTACATATGGTTCTTGCGATACTATCCGTCTTAGGAACGAAACTAAGGCGGGACTCACGCGTTAAAACCTCCCCAAACATATGAGACCGTATTTGGTTAGCGGTCCCCCATGAGGGCAAACGTTCTAACGCCTGTACGTAGTGATTGTACAGGGAAGAAGAGGTCATAGATAGCGGCGAGGCAAAGAGTTTTTCATAAAAACTTTGCCCTTTCGCCAAGCGGGAACTACCCGGTCCGGTACGACCATAGACAAAGCATTCGCCTATAGTCCACCAGATATCATCACACTCAAAGACGTCCCTAAATCTGAGTTTTGTCTCATTTAAAAGGATTTCGTCTAGAGATGTGTTTGGCCTCACATCAAAGTTCTTCATGCGTTCATTTTCGCTGAGGAACAGATCAAGGGCTCTCTGAGCTAAGATAGGATCGTCGCTCGTAACCAATTTCTTGGTGAGCGACTTAACTATCGAAGACGCGAAAGCTTCTTGGATAAGCGCAGACCGATGAGGCGGATAATCTCCGCACCCTTTGGGAAAATGCGCATTGATGTCTTCTGCGAGTTTACTAGAAAGTTCACGAGAGTTAACACCCATCTTGATCTCCAGTGGTACTGGTATATATTGCGGTTCGTTTCAACTTCGATGCATACGTGCAAGCTTAAGCCCGTAAGAGGGTACGACTTCTGAGTGAAGTCGATCTCCCAAAGGCCATTAGCATGTGCGTCTGAGAAGGCTGAATGGAGAAACGCGGTTGTGAGATGACCATCACCGACAACTAAGTCGAAGATGTACTCTCCCCGCTGATCCACTGGTACAGGGATCCACCCACGTTGCATCTCTTTCTTAAGAAATGCAAATAGGTGTTTCCTAAGGACCGAAGTTTTTACGCCAAAGCAGAAGTAATCGCTATAGGCGTCTCGGAAGTAGCTGAGATGAAAATCTCGGCCACCATCTCCGGAACCCCACCACTGAAAAGCGAGTTGTCTAAACTCGAGATAAGTGTCAGGGAACTTCCAGCAGTCCTGAACGGTACTATTTAGCTCAAGTCCTAGTGCAATTGCATAAAGACTAAAGCTCCGTTCAGCATCAGCATTGAAAGAACGCATATCGGCGTCTCCCTCTATGCCAACGCTGACAGATGTTTTAAAAAGACAATCGTCGACGTATTGCATAAATGTCTCCTTAGAGATGTAGTTAAGTTAGGCTACAGAGTGCCGGTTTGAAGTGATTTGCAGATTTCTTCCGCATTCACTTGAAACACACCAGCTGTGCAAGCTACCATCGCGCGAATGTTTGGCATGTCTGCCAAATCGGCTCCAGCCGGGATACTTATCTCGGCACGGACCATCGCAGGATATATAGGTTGACCTGAAAGGATAGTTACACCCTTTCGTACGATCACCTTATATACGTTCGCTTGCACGTTAGAAGGCGCACCCGTAACGGGGTTCAGAAGCCCAAGTGATTTTAACACTTTGGGCCTGAACATCGTAACGGTGAACGGACTGGCAATAGAATGAGCTGTTACGCTCGTCTGTGTGCCACCTAACGTTGTGACAGTAAACTGTCTGGCGTTAGAGTCCGGCGGTGCACCATCTTCCACTATCGTATACGTCGGATTGGTTAAACCAGTTACCGTCGTAGGACCGACAATGGGGCTCGTGGGATTAAACATAAGGTAAACTCCTAATGTCATGGACGTTTGAGATATTACCGTAGGCCGGGAGGTCTTTGACCAGCTATTACCAGGCCAGCGATGTTCAGAAGCTTCCCTAACTTAAGAGGGAGTTCGAACTCGATGGACGGGATAAAAACTGGCGAAACAAACCGACTAACAGTAGTTTTCTCGGAGAAGCTAGATAAATTATCCGCGGTGATGAATCTGAACCCTAGGTTGCCAGCACTGGCCTGAAGGTACGTTTTGTCCTGACGATAGGTCCACGTAGTGGTCCTTCTCGTCTTAGAACGCTTCGTTACCGACGACCAGGCTATGTCAGCCTGAGGAAAACAGCATGCATCAATTACATTCCCAATATTGGAAAAGTAATCAATCAGAAACGACCAGGGTACTAGCTCCCAAACCGTCGGGACTATGTCGCCAAGGGTTAAACCCAAAGCAGCCATAGCCTGACAGTCAGGGGAGCCAGGTAAACCTACTCGGACTCGACCATAATACTTGACTGTAGCTTGCTTAAGATCGCGAATTTCTTCGCGATACCAAACTCGCTGGCCAGGTATCTGGTTAAACTGATCTAAATTTACGGGTGTTACGATTTCCTCGTTACCGATACCGGTTACAGGTTTGAGCTCATGCTCCATCTGTACCTGGATACGGGCGAGGGCTTCGGCACCACCCTTTAAATCAGAGGCAAGAGGTGCCCAACCAAAGGCAAACTCGAGCCATGAGTCTCCAATAGCTTTTGAGGTAACTACATCTCGTCTAGCATTAATGCCACGTCGTGACGTGGAGCGCAAAGCTCCGCGAGCACGACTATGGGCACTAGTGACAAAGACGTCGACTAAGCTCCTCATCGCTATGGCAGGATCTCTGATCATACGTATGGTTTCCATAAGTTCGCCAATAAGGACTCCAGATTGTATATTTCTCTGGGCCTTACGAGCTTTCTTATAGAAGTCCATACGAGCGCGGTTATCAGCTTTCGTCTGAGCAATCAGTGTAAAGCCGGCTGGATCATACCAGCCAGGGCAAAACACTCCACTACTTTCCTCGCTGGATTTGTCACCAGCAGTTAAACTCACTGTACGGTAGTGATAAGAGCCTGGCTTCATACCTGCTGTCGCCTTAGAGGCGGAGAAGGTGGTTGTCGCGTTTTCACCTCGAGCAATCTGCTCTCGGAAATGTGGGTTAGATACTCCAGTACGTGTCCCGCCGGTTGGCACCGTCACCAATGAAGATGACGAAGTCGAACCAGCGAAAACACCATTGGAGAACCATGATTTCCCTGAATTTGAGTTGATCCAGGAAACTCGCCCAACATAGCTCTTTGTGCTCATAAACTATCTCCAGTTGTCAAAGTGCCCTCGAAATTGAGGGTTATCCTTTGACTGGGCCTCGAAGGGACTGTGGCTAACCACCACAGGCCCCTTCGG